GAGCTGATTGTACAACCCTCCGGTGGCGAAGTTGGCGGCGTTCTGTAGGAAGTTCTCGAAAGCCATAGTGTTACTCCATCAACGATCTGCCTGCGCCCCTACCGCGGAGAACCCGCATAGCCGCGGCAAGGATCTCATCGGGGTCGTAGTTGATGTCCTTGAAGTAGCCGGGGGATATAGCCTCAATCATCCTGCGGGTCGCAACCGGAATCGTGGTTGGTTCGATCAGAGGATTGGTAACCGGCTTCCCTTGATAAGGTATAGCTTGAACTCTTGTAGGAGCAGTTTGAGTTACAGGAGTTGTTACAATCGGGAACGTGATCTGAGGCTTATCAAGCGGAACCAGACCCGGAGTGGGTGGCTTTGCCTCGACAGTGCCGGGAACACCAGTGTTCTCGACATAGTATGGCTTCTCCCCTCCTTGGACAGGGGTCGTAACAACACCGCTAAAAATGTTGGTATCAACATCTTCGACCTTTGGAATACTGGTTTCAGGGAGAGGATTTACAACAGTCGATACCGGAGGCTGTTGAAGATCCATCGTGCCTTCCCTGATGTACCGCTCCCTGTTCTCAGGGGTAATCAGGCTGATTCCGGAGTCCTCCCCTTCGCTGCTGTAGGTGGCTTCTTGGGGAGCAGGAGCAGGAGTCGGGGTTGGCTGAGGAGTAGGCTGAGAAACCGGAGTGGGAGCCGGCGTGAACGTCTGGATGTTGCTCAGGTCTACAGGAGGACGATAAACCTCGGTCCATCGAGTTGGCCCACCAGTGTACGGAGTCGGTTCAGGAGTCGGCTCTGGCGTCGAGTAGTAGCTCAGCGGATCGACAGGAGGCTGAGCGTATCCGGATGCGGTTACTGGACCGAACTTGGGGGCTGGAGGGGTTGAGAGATCGACTGCTGGCCTATTGTATTCCCAGTCATCGATCTGCCAGTCCCAGCGATTCCCAGCGTCATCGAAAAATTCATCTCCAACTCGGAGTCCGCCAGTGCCAGGAATGATCGCTCCCCATGGCAGATACTCGCCGTTGGCAAGATACAGCTTCTCAGACGCCTGATTCGGACTTGATGACTCCGTTTCAGATCCTGACGTATCTGTGCTGGTATCGCTTGCCATAGATCAAGCTTTGGGAACCAAGCTCTTGATTCGACCGAGCATCCAGTTGGCCACCAGCTTCTTAGCCTTCGGCTTGTTCTTGAGCCACTTGGCGAACTTCTCGGCATTGCTGTCATAGAAGCTCTTGAACCAAGCGGGTCCGACGAGTTCCTTCCAGAAGAAGAACGCCTCCCACTGATCGGGGATACATTCGCGGGCGACGGAACACATTGCTGCACCGCCGAGGCTTCCAATAGCACCGGTAACGCCCTTGAGAATCGATAGCGGAGAACCGGCCTGCGAGGCTTGGAAAGCGTTCTGAGCATTCTGCAACGCGAAGCTCGAACCCATCTGCATGAGCTGACCGGGTCCAGCCTGCTGCATACCTTGGAACAACTGAGGAGCAGCGAACGGCGAAGCACCCTGCTGGAGACCGCCAAGCTGAGCGGCTTGTGAGACGATCGGCTGGAGACCCAGAGCAGACTGGATGTTCGCAATGTTCTGCTGCTGTGCGCCCTGACGCTGTTGCTGCGAAGCCATCTGGCCGGCGAAGCTCTGCTGCATCGCGGTGTTCCGCTGACCGGTGGCTGCGAGGATGTTCTGGAAGGCTTCCTGCGCCTGTCGATTGGCGACATCGCTGGTGGTCTGACCGCTCTGGAGTAGGCCAAGAGCCTGCTGCCGGCGTTGGACATCAGCGTTTGCGATCGCTTCGCTGACAGCGCGGGCTTCGCGGAATGCGGAGAGATTACCGAGGACGTTGCCGGAAGCGGTACCGCGGGCGCGAACAGCTTGCTCAGCGGCCCGAATCAAACTGGGATCGAGCGTACCGGCCTGAGCGAGACCGGCACCGATCTGGCGTTCGAGATCGCTGCGGATCCTTGCGGCCTCACCGGTATCCTGGGGGCCAGTAGGCATACCCACACGCTCGTAGGAAGGCGCGGCGATAGTTTCCTCGGCGATGGGGCGACTGCCGATGTCTTTGAGGAATTGGGCGTAGAGGCCCGGCTCGGTTGCGGTGCCGTAACGCTCCGGGTCAAGAGCTTGAAGTTCGGCGCGACGTTGCTGGGCGAACTGGGTGCCGTACTTCTGAGCAGCTTCAAGCTCGCGCTGAGCTTGTACTGGAGCCAGATCAGCCAGTGCTTGACCGATCGCTTTAGTCTGAGCGATGTCGGATACAGGTCCAAAATCAACCTCTCTGAACTGACCGGTCTCCTTGCCGTCTTTGTAGATAGGAACCCGAACCTTGGCACCTATACGCGATGCCGCCTCGATCTCACGCTGGAGCGGGAAAGTCTCGATGGAGGCCATGACGGCCTCGCGGTTCGCCGCCGCTATATCTGGTGCTTTATAGGTGCCGCCCATAGGAAATCCTTCGGTTCATCAGTAGTTTGGAGTACCTGTCAAAATCGTACAAACGGGAAATGCCTTTGCGGAACCCACCCAGCTTGGTGACGTTCTTCGAGCATAGCCCCATCATGGCCACCCAGAGTGTCTGAACCGCATGTGGCTCAGTACCAATCGCTATCTCAATCCAAGCGATGTGACCATCTGGGAAGTTGTTGTTCAGATCCTCGGACTCCTCGATCGAGTTGAGGAATCGCACAGCCCCTACACCGACACACTTCCCCTCATCGTTCTTCACAATCCCGATCAGCTTCTTGGCATTGAAGAGTCCAATCCAGTTGAGGAGCTGATCATTGTTCCATGTGGAACAAGTAGGCCAATGCTGTCGCAGCAGTTGGGCCGCTTCGATGATGGTGGGATGTGCGGTCATTGCTGAGGACGCACAGAATCGACAAAGCCAGAGAGGATAGTGGATTGAAGCGAAAGGCGACCGCCCGAGTTGGGGTTGGTCTGAACCCTGAACTGGATCGTGTTCCAGCGTCCCTTGCTGATCAGGTTGTACGCTTTGAGGAACTTCTGCGAGTTGGTGATTGTCAGGCTCGGGTCGAGATCCGTGAACGTGCCGGACATGTTGGTCGCGTAAGCGATCGCCGCATCCGTGTTGGATGTGGTGTACGGGTTGTCAAACGCGAACTGGATGCTGTACCCGATCTTGTCGGGGATGGGCTCGTTCAGGTTGTACGCCTTGGTGATCACCGTAGACTGATAACGGGATCCACCGTCCAGGTACGCGGAGCTTGCGACCGGTGCGAGACGGGTGTTCGGGAGGAAGTCGTTGAATGACCAGACTTGGCCTGCTCCCTCTGAGATCGAGGTCATGTCGCCCGCGAACATGAGTACGGGTCCGAACGTGGAGAACGAGGTGGCGAAGAAGTCGCTTACTTGCCAGTTGTCCCAGTACCCGAGCCAAGAGCGGGCCAGTGAGTGATAGACGATGACCGCGTTGTTCCGGGGGAAAGCGGCTTCGAGTTCGAGCAACGAATCGGATTCGAGGAGAACACCGAACTCGCTCTCTAGTCCAAGTCCGTTTGATTCATCGAGAACGAACGGAACAGCGAGGAGGTAGCGGTTGTTCCAGAACACACCGTCGCAGAGGTCCAGCTTGGTCTTATCGATCTTGCTGATCAGGTCGTTGATGGGGCTGGAGAGCGCGAGGCCGACGCTGGTCTGGGTACCGGCTTGGATCTGCGCCATCGACCGGATGCCGTCGCGGGAGAGGAAGAATACGTCAGCACCGACCGCAGCGATGGATCGGTGCGAGGAGCATCCGATATTGCCGCTGATGAGTGATATGGTCCAATCAGCAGGATCCTGCGTAGGATCGGCATCTACGGCCCAAATTGAGCGTTCCTTGAAGACGAGCAGTTTGTATCCGAACCACGAGTAGAGACCCTTGATGGGATCGCCGTCGCCGCCGACTCGGATGGATCCGAGTGGATCCCAAGATTCGCCATCGAGGATATCCGAGAAGTAGAGGGTATCGGGCTGGATAGCGGTATCGCCCGAGACGGCCCAGAGCCGGTTGGTATGGGTAGTGAGGTAGAGCGGCTTGTTGGGCGGCGTGAGGGATACGAAAGCGACCGCGTGAGACTGGTTGGCCGGCGAGATGGAGACTGTGGGAGCGGTGATGTAACCGCTGCCAGGGTTTGTGATTACGATGGAAAGAACCGCTCCATCCCCACCAATTCTTGCTTCCGCGGTTGCGGTCACACCGCTCGGTGGAGCGGATATGGTGATTGTTGGGATGCTGTTGTGACCGCTTCCCTGATTGATGACATCGATGCGGCTGATCTTGCCGGCGGCGATCGAGCTATTGAGATTCGCGCTGGAGACGTACTTCAGAGTTCCGTAGCCATCGGAATAGAACAGCTTGTCATTGAGCTGAGCGAAGTAGACGAAGGTGGCTGAGGCATTGAGTGTCGCGCCGCTGATCGCGTTGTAGGAAACGCCGGGTGAACCGAAGTAGAGGTTCTTGGTGTTGGCGTTACGATCGCTGACCGCGATGACCAGCCGCTCGGATGCTGCGGTATCGAAGAAAAATCCAGAATAAACCTCCGCATTTGTCGGTAGGTTGCTGCCGTAGTTGGAGGTGGTTAAGTTCCAAGCGGTGAGGATTTCCTCCCAGTTTCTGGATTCGCTGTTACCGGCGAGTGAAACTGATCCGAGACGAGTGACTAGGTTGCCGAAGTCATCGTAGTCCATGTTGATGGCCGACTCCATGCTCGTAGCAGGGATGGCATCGGGACGAGTAGCAGAGACGACACCGGTACTGAAGCCGGTGCTTCCATCCAACAGCATCTGATCATCAAGAGCATCTGAGGATTGGAATGGCATGGCGGATTACAGGATGTCTTGGAACGTATAATCGTACAAGCTATCTGGAATGATGCGGCTGATCTGCTGCTGCTGACCGCGTTCCATGTCCTTCATAATGGAGACTTGAGCGGCCCCTTCTTGGAACTTGGCTTGGGCTTTCCCGTACTGCCGGGAGTATTCGAGGAGATCGCCTTCGGTGTAGGCCATCAGAGCGTTCTCGACACCGCGCAGCTCGAAGTTGCTGTCGTTGACGATCGCTTGGTTCTCGCCGAACTGCCGCATCTGGGACTGCTTCTTCCCGAGGATAAAGAGGTTGCCATCGGTGTTGGGCGTGGGAACGAGTTTGATGCGCGGGACGCCGGCTTCTCCGTAGGAAGCTCCGATGACTCGGGTCCAGTTGACGAAGTTGCCGGGGGTGGACTTGCGGCTATCGACGTTGTTCCAAGTGTTGGGATCGAGCTGGAAGAACGAGACCCATTCCGCGGCGGGGACTTCGATGCCATCGGTCTCGCCGTCGATCGTGAATCGGATGGCGACCGGGAAGTCGAGGAACATGTTGTAGCCGGTACCTGAGGCGTAGGTAGCGGTTACGGTTTGGTCGAGGGTGACCAGTTCGTTGCCTTGGCTGACTGAGCGGGAGATGACGCCGAGGGTATCGTTCCAGAGGCACGAATCCCAGATCATGGAGTAGCGGCGGATGCAGAACTTCTTGGCCAACGCGAGGGTGTTCGCGTCGGTGAAGGAGAGCTTGTCGCAAGCCGCTTGGGCTACTTCAGAGGGTTTCATGCGAAGTACTCTTGCAAGATCATCGTGGAAGAGGTCGATACCGTATTGTCGTTCACAGCATAATTAAGGTACAATTGCTGTGCGCTTGTTGGACCGTAGTTATGGATCCGATATGTTACAGGAGAAGTGGTGTTTGGACTATCAAGGAACTGGATTATCTTGTTACTAATCGTAGTAACCTCACCATCTTCATAAGAAGCACTGGATATACCCTTTGTGTTTAATCCAGTAGATGTTCCGATTTCGGTTGAATTCCTTGTTAGCCTAAAAAGAACAAATTGCGATGTATTAACAAGGCAGGAATAATTGATACAAACAGTTACCAGTATCTTAGAAGATGTGCTTCTCGGAGTTATGGTGGTGTTAAGCACCGTGATCTCTTGCCCTGGAGCGGTTGCTGATCCAGAGTAAGTTTGTCTCGTGGTATCAACTGTCTGAACAGACTGAGGAGCGTTCGACGCATTGATTCCGAGCGCACTGGCTGCGATGGAGCGAAGTTTGCTGGAATCATTCGCATCGGTGATCAGAACCTTATCGTTGGCTAGATCGACCGTGACATTGGTCAGGTTCGGAAGCGTGACCTCGTTGGCGTTGATCGTCAGGAGATCGGTGCCTAGGTTTCCAATCGTGGTGTTGCCGTTGACCGTAGCGTTGCCGGTGACGGTCAGGTTGTTGGAGAGAGTTGCAGCACCGGTAACATCGAGCGTAGTACCAACCGTAGCCGCTCCGGTGACACCGACTGAAGCGAGAGTGGTGGCTCCGGTGACTCCCAACGTGGTTCCGACAGTAGCCGCGCCGGTCACCCCTAGGCTTGCCAGCGTAGTCGCTCCAGTGACGCCTAGGGTCGTTCCAACCGTCGCCGCACCGGTAACACCCAAGCTGGCCAACGTAGAGGCTCCTGTGACCCCCAGAGTGGTCCCTATGGTAGCCGCTCCGCTGGTGGAGAGGCTTGAGAGCGAGGTGGCTCCGGTCACCGCGAGGGTGCTGGCGACGCTTGTGGCACCAGTGAGAGTGGATGTACCG